TTTGTGCATCAATTCCTCCACCGCCAGCGGTTGGAAACTCAGGCTTTACTGGGAAAGCGAATGATGCTCCAGTTGCAGCTACAAGTGTGATCGTAATATCTGTATCTGGAGCAGATTCTGCTCACGGACGGCGGCGACAGGTTGCTGAAGGAGCGGCGCGTTGAGCTCCACAACCACCGGGATGGTCGGCGCGTTCAGAACGATCTCGGGAGGAGTCCCCTCCTGGAGCTCGATTGAGACTTGGACGGCCTCGGGGGTGACGACTTCTACTTGGTTGCTCATGTGACGTCGTCCGTGAGTCCGCAGTCCAAGGTGGCGGGGCCTTCCAGCCAGTAGTCGGCGTCACCCCCGGGCTCGATGACGAGCATGTCCCAGAAGCCGCGGCGGGTGATCAGCCGAGTCTGGGCTCGGGTGAGTTTGAGTTTGATCTGCCCGAGTACACGGTTGACGTATATGACTGAGATGTCGACGAGCTTTTCTGTACGGAGTTCGTCTTTCCAGATCTGCGCTAAGACTGTGTAGCCCGTGAGATTGACTGCAACGCCGCCTGCTTTCAGTGTCATCGGCTCCTCCAGCGTTGCACGCTGAGGAATGCGAAGTTCGTAGCTGGCGGGTGAGATTCGGGCCACGGGAGGGATGCTCTAGGCCACTCTAAGGACGCTGGTGTTGGGGCAGTTCCTGTTGCTGGATGGCCTCGCGATTGAGGCCGACACCCACCAAGGCGAGGACAGAGATGATGACGGCAAGCCAGGCGACGAGTTGGCCGGCGGACCATTGCGCGACGGCGGTGCCGCCCCGGCGGCTGGCGTCTGAGGCGATCAGGCTGTCGACCTTATCCGAGAGCGCGGCGATGTGCGCTGAGGTGACCATGTTCCTTTCGAGCTCGACCTGGCGCTGTTCAAGGCGCTCGACGCGGGTCATGAACGCCGCGGTGCTGGTCTGACTCTGGCTGATGGAGTTCTGGAGGCCGACAATCAAGCCTTCCAGCCTTCCAAGCCGGTCTACGACCGTCAGCATCGCGTCGGGGTCGTTCATCGCGCTCGGGGGGTCCTCATCGAGGTTACCTGGGGTGAGATTTGCATTTGTGGATTTCAGCGGCCCTGGCCGCGGTACTTTTTGCGCCCGCGGCGGCGGGGCTTGGAGTGCTGGCCGTCGCCGATGGAGGTGCTCTTGGGAGGGCCGGGCTTGAAGGTGAGCTGACGGAGGCCGGAGATGCCGGTCTTTGATTTGGTGGCCATGTGACAGGTATTAGGAGAGTGTCAAAGCCCACTTAGTGGCTAAATATGATTGCAGTTTAGTGCGATTTGATGTGCTTAGCTGACTCGAAAATAAGATGATCTCGCCTATTTGGCCGTACCAACCTTGTCCGCCTCCTTTGCTGATTTGAAAACCATCAGTAGGAGAGACTGATCCCTGATCCGCTCGTGTCACCCGTAATAGAGCTGGATTGTTAATTGTAGGAAGAGTGGGCCCGTTGTTAAATGCGTTTGTGCTCGAATTATTGACGTAAGCCTGATTGAACTGGTTGTTGTCAAGGAGGCCGGTTCGTCCTTGCCAGCCGTTAATGTAAAAGGTGTTGCCGCTAACTACTTCTATGCCTCCCATCAGTAAATTGAATGTCGGGAATGTAGAGCCGTAACTTGCATCTACTACGGCGTAAATCTCACCTATCGTTACTGCTACTCCTGTCGTGCTATAGCGTAAATAGTTTGAGTGACTCGATGATCCAAACTCACAGCACTTCAAGCCGTTAGTCCAAGTACCTTGAGAAGGGCCGGTAGTGGATTTGGCCAAGTTCCATGATTTCGAACCTTTGTCTTTTATCTGTGTTATTTCTTGCCCGCTAAGTGTAACGACAGATCGATCTGCGAAATCGAACCATAGAACGGGACTTAAGCTCGCAACAGGGTTGCTCCCAGGCCACGTATTTTGCACGGACTGCGCTAAAACTGACTCTAAAGACCAAACTCCCGTATTATTGGTAAGCCCCCATGTAGGAGTTTTGCCGACGTAGCTGCCTTGCAACCTTTTCATGAAATATCCTCGTAGCTCAAAGTCAGATCAATCTTTGTTGATGTGCTGCTCTTGGCGTAAATAGAATCTCCTTCTTCCAGGTAAATATAATCTTCTTTAGATGTTATTACGATTGTCGACTTAATAGGGACTGAGATGGCAGACGCCAAATAAGTGTGGGTGCTACCACGATAAATACTTACATCGACATCTATGGCATTTGTGCCGTCGACATTAGATGCTCTTATTACGTTTATTTTCAGCAGCTTTCCGCTTGCAGCGCTATTCGTCAGTGCAGCCGCCAGCGTCCCCGTGCAGTTGTAGACGGCAGTCTTGCCTGTAATCGTGGTGGGCGTCTTGAGATTGGGGGCGGCCATGGACGCTCAGGATCTGGGCAAGCCTATCCACAGAGGGGGCAATCGCCAAACCAGAAGCGCCTAACTAGCCCACCAATCGGTGTAGACCAGTTCTTCCCATCCGTAGGATTGAGTGGTCCACGAGGCCCAATAGTCTGATTCTGATGGCGTCGGCGGTACTGGAGGAACATAAGCTACAGGTATAACAGAAACAATAATGCCTTCAAACTTGCTGCCATTCATTCCGCTTATATCGAAGTCCTGGAACGTAGCCGATGTATCGTTTTGGATAAACCCCAGGGTGACAGGGTAGCCACTGTCTTTGACGAAGATCTTCTTGTCTGTGTTGGTGACACTCCAGTTAATGCTGCTTCTCAGAGAAGCTGCGAAACCTACGATGTTTGCTGGGAGAGAGTCTGTAGTGATCGACAGGTTGACGGATGACGGAGAATTGCGAGAGGCGTACGTGAATTTTTCGTATTTGGCGTTTCTGTAAACGACTGTCATCGCTCTCAAATAGCCTGAGTCGGATGCGCTAAGGCTGTATGAAATTGCGCCTGCCTTGGTTGCTATATGATACGCAAAGTACAGGTTGGGGGCGCTGTTGGCATCTTTTATCTCTGTAACTGGTCTATTGGTGCAAGACCATGTAAACCCGTTATCGGAGTAGTCTGAACCGCTGGCAAAGACAAGAACAAGATCACCGACTTGTGTCGCGCTCGGGGTCTGAAGCGAGATGGAGTTGGCGTACCCTACGGAGCTCTTGTTCGAGCCGACGTACATCGGCCCGGAAGCGCTGATGCCGCCGTAGAAAATAAGCGCCTGACTTGTCACGACAGTCCAGCTCCGCTAATCACGAAAGTATTGGAGCCTACGCATAGAATTGTGCAAATGCCTCTAGTGGCCAGAGTGAAACTGGCTTTTGCTGTCGATTGTCCAGGGAAGTAGGCAGTGACGGCTGTTGTGGTGATGGTCTGACTTGTTGCTGAGTTGTTGAACACCGTGATTGGATCGCCCACGGAGAACACACTTGCTGGGATGGTGACTCCCCCTGTCGTGGTGGAGATGTGTTTGCCTGCATCCGCTGCCTGCAGGGTGTAGGCCGACGTCTGGGCGTTCTGCGGGATCGACCGGAGGTTCCCCTTGGAATCCGAGACCGTGGAGGAGCTGGTCACGGCCCCGGAGAAGGCGCCGCCGCTCTTGGGCATGTAGGTGGTCGCCAGGTAGGCCGGCGGCACGGCCTTGAGGGTGTCGGTCCCGGTGGTGACTTCTGTCTGCGAGGCGATCTGGATCTTGCCCTTGACGCTCTCGGTGGCGTCGGGAGTGGTGGAGCTGGCGCTGCCGACGTAGGTGCGGACCCAGGCTGTGCTCGGGATGCGGTTGCTGTTGTCTGTCGAGCTTGGAACAGCATCCGAGGTGAGCTGCGGGGCCCCGCGCAACCGCACGTTGGTGGGGTCGACCGTGGCGGTGGTGTAGGTGCCGGTCACGTTCCCGAGGGCGCCGGCCAGGTACTCCAGCAGCGAGCCCATGGCGGTGCGGAACTGTTCGCGGGTGACCGCGACGTTGTCCATGCTCGTGGACTGCCCTTTGGAGGGAAGGTTGGCCATCGGGTTCGCCTATCGGGGCTTTTTGTGAAGTCTAGGGGTACTCAGTAGCCAGCAACGATGACATCGACAATGCCTGCTACTGCAGATCCTGAAGCGTCGATTGTCTGTACTTCGATTGCCGATGCCGTCTTTGAAGTGACGACGGCTGATACAGCATTGCCGGGCTGTAGATCGTCATCTTGTACCGTAAGACTTACTGTCTTGACAGCTCGGAACGTGCCTGTAGGGAAGGTGATTGCCGTCCCTGAAGAGCTGATTGAAAAGTCGTTGCTGGTCCAGATCACGTCGGGATAGTCCAAGATGATCGAGATCTCTGTGACCATGCTCGGGGTGGTGCCGTCGAGGGAGGTCATCTCCAGTTTCAGTTCGTAGTACCCCGTCGTCAGCACTTCGTTGGGTGCGTACGGGTGCCAGCCGGCATCACCACCGATGGCGGCGCCCAGGTACATGTAGGTTGTGCTCAGGTTGCCGGATCCATAGAAGAGATCCGAAGTTGGAGACGGGTACATGAGGGCGTCGTTTCCGACGAGGAAGCGGATGAACCAGCGGTAGGTGCCCGTCCCCGTCGTCAGGATCAGGAGCTGCGCATTCGCGGAGAGGACATCCACCTGCGTGATGTAGGTGGACAGTGAGGAGCCGCTCGTCTGTTCGAGCTTGTTGCCACCAGTCGTCACCAGGGTGAAGTTTGTGAGCGTCCCCGGGAACGAGCTTGTGTGGAGGTCGTACTGTTCGACGACGTTCGTAGGAACGGGTTCGCCTATGTTAATGGTCGCGACAGCGTATTCATCTGATTCCCAGCCCGTGATGTCCTGGCTGCGGATCATTACGCACCATGTGCCGTAGTCGAAAAGGTTGGTGGCGAACCATGTCTGATCGGCTGAGATACCGTCGCTGAACAGTGAAATGCTGTTCTCCCAGTCAGGTACAACCCCTTTCCTGTAGCGGATGTTGTAGCGGGCGATGTCGTTGACACGTCCCAGCGGCCAGAAGTTGTCGTAGGGGGTGGTGGGAACCTCCCAGGAGAAGCGTTTCTGGCCGACACGGGACTGGGATCCACCCTCGGTGACGACGCGGAAGTTGCTCGGGGTGGGTGGGACGATTTCACCGCGGCTCACGGTAATGACCTTGTAGCTGGTGCCGGAGAGTCCGGGGACGACGGTCGTCAGGGAGAAGCGGACCTCCCAGTTGCAGACAGCGTGGAAGGGGAAGGCGTAGTAGTCGGCCAGGGGGGCTCGCACTACCTCGTACCAGCCGTCGCCGTCTGGGTCGCGTAGGCCGTCAGCCTCGGTGGCGGTCAGGGTGCGTTCTGGCCGGGCCTCCAGGAGCACGCCGTCCACGAAGCCAGGGACGGTGGTGTTGACCTTCCACGTGTAGAGGTGCGAGCCGGAGGACTGGTTGAAGTGGACGAGGGTGGCGTTCTCGGTGACTGTGCCGTCGGCGGCTGTTCGCGAGGCATTCAGGTTGGGCAGGGGCGAGCTGACAAGTAGCCCCTCCACGTCAACTTCGTCGGTCCAGGCGCTCTGGGCGCCCACCCGACTGACAGACAGCATGCGCACCTTGTGTGCCGTGACGGCGGTGTACTGCCTGATTGGAATCTGAACGACGGTGTCATTCGCGACATCGACGTCGGTCCAGTAGTCCTCCCAGATGACAGAGCCGTCGCTCTGCAGCGTGCCGCCCTGGTACTGCAGCTGATACCCCCGAGTCTGGGTGTCGAACCCGTTGAGGATGCTGTTGATTAGAGCAGGAGTCCATTCGATGGCGAGTTGGACCGTGCCGTTGTCCCAGATAGTGCGGGCCCGGGTGATGGTCGGCGGTTCGGGGCTGGCGACCTTGAAGAGGTAGGAGTCGCTCTCGTCGAGCGGCGTGCCGAAGTCGACTTTGTCGTAGAGGTCGTCGCGGTAGCGGAGAGCGGTGATGGCGAAGGTCTTCTCCTGCTCCTCGACCCCGAGGACCCGGAAGGTTTGGGCGGTGCGGGAGGGGACTTCGATCAACCAGGGGAAGGTCGCGCTCGGGGTGTCGGCGTTGCTGGTGAGTGTGACTGTGTTGTCCGTGATCGAGTCGATGGTGCAGGTGCGCAGGGCCGGGGTGCCGTCGGCCTCGGAGACCATGAAGGAGAAGGTGGAGCCGTCCCAGCCGCCGGGCGGTTCGGCGGGGGCGGCGTCGAGGACGATCTCGGTGGCGGAGGTGACGGAGGCGATGCGGCCCCCCATGCGGGCGGCGGCTTTGGTGGGGTCGGCGATCTTGATGACGTCCCCGGGGCGGATGGCGCTGCCGATCTCGTTGGTGCGGAAGGTGACGGTGTCGTCGAGCAGTTTCTCGGAGAGGAGGGCCCAGTTGGCGGCGCGGAGGGACTGGCCGCGGGTCGTGACGCCAAGGAGGCGGAGGTCGAGGGAGCGGTAGCCGTAGCGGCGCAGGCCCTCCTCGTCGTAGACGATCTCGGTGCGGGGGTCGTAGTTGTTGTCGGGGTCGTCCCAGGAGGTGATGACCGCGGTGTGGCGGGCCCGTTTGGCGGGGCCGGCGTAGCTGAAGTTGCCGGCGCTGACGCCGCCGTCGTCGCTGACGTCCTCGATGGTGTTGGCCTCCGAGAAGGTGTAGACGGCGTCACGGGGCGCGTCGTTGACGGCGATGACGCTGCCGCCGGCGTAGTAGAGGAGGCCGCGGAAGATGGAGGAGAGCTGCTGCAGCACCGTCCAGGCTTCTTCCCCCGACTGCAGGAGGACGTTGCAGGTGAAGCGGGGCTCGTACGTGCCGGCCGGCGTCGCCGCAGGAACCAGTTGGTCGCAGTATTGGGCTATTTGGTACAGGCTCCACTTGTCAACTAGGCTCGTCTCGATGTATTCACCGAGGCCGAAACGTTTGTTGAGCATCAAGTCCCGCAGGATCCAGGCGGGGTTGTTGGTGTAGGCCGTCTTGAACGTGCCGTTCCAGGTGCCGGAATAGGTGCGGGTAGTCGGGTCGTAGTTTGTTGGTACTTCGATGCGCCGACCCTTCATGTCAATGCTGACATCGGGGATGGCGGAGTATTGGCTGGCGCTGATGCCGACGCTCAGGACTGAGCTGTGGGGGTAGCTCAGTTTCTGGTTGAGGAGTAGAACGACGGAGGAAAAGTAAAAGGCTGTGCTATAAACGTTGATGTCCGAGCTGGCGTTCCTGACTTCGTCGTCGGCGGTCAAGCGCTCGACCTCGATGACCCAGGGGGAGGGGCCGTTCAGCTCGAACTCGTATTGCTGCTGAAACTGACCGCTGAAGCGGCTTTCGAGATTTCTGGTATCTGCTGTTCGGGCGACTCCGTTGTTGTCTGTGTAGCGAATGACATAGGAAACCTCGGCCTTCTCCTGGCCCGTATCCTTGTTGTCTCGGGTCAGAGCGCTGTGGGTGATGAGGACCCGAGCTCGGTAGTTGCCCTCGGGGTCGTCTGCGGTGACGGCTTGGGTGACAGGGAGGGACTTCCTGACGAGCTTGTTGACGTTGATCGTCGCGGCGACGCGGCCGAAACCGGGCACGCCTGACTGCAGGGGGGCAGAGCGGCCGTAGCTGAAGACGAGATCCTTTGGCTTGGGCTGGACCTTGCTGTTGACGCTCAGGGGAGTGTTGTCGAGGTAGATCGACTTCTCCAGGCCGCTCTTAGTGTTGCCGTGTGCGGGGCCTTCGACTTCCCCTTCGCAGAGCAGGAACTGGATTTGCGCGAAGGAGATGGACTTGAGCTTGGGGTCGTCGTCCCTGAGTTGAGGGCTGCTGGATTCCTGCGCACCGCCACCGCCAGCGCCGTAGAGGTGCTTCATCAGAGATCGTCCTCGTTGACGTAGCCGAGGAGGCCGACCGTGCCGCCGGTATCGATGTCGCGTTTCGTCTGTATGGAGAGATCGAAGCTGATCACCCTCGGGGAGCGGACACGGCGCTGTCCGTAGAGAACCGGGACGACTTCGCCGAAACCGCCGTCATTTCCGTTGCGGGTGAAGAGGTTGGACTGGGTCGGGTCGCCAGTGGTGGGCTTCTTGGGGGTGGGGGTGATGAGCTGGGCCACGCCGCCCAGCAGGAGGCCGACGCCGATCAGGCCCATGCTGATGGAGCTGATGCCGCCGCTCAGGATGCCAGCCAGGGCCGTGGTGCCGAAGCTGACGAAGCTCAGGGCGATCAGGGCGACCCCGAGGATGATCTGGAAGATGGAGCTGCTGTTGCCGCCGGCGCCTTGGACGAGAGGGGCGAAGACGATGGTGGATGCGCTGGTTTCGCGCTGCAGCTCTTCGGCGGCGATGCCGCGGGAGTCGTCGGTGATGACGCGCCACACCACCCCCTGGTCGTGCTGATTCAGCACCCAGGCTTGGAAGGAGGGGTAGAGGACGCAGAGGGCTCGCACGGCCTCGGCTGGGCTGCTGACGGCCAGGCGGTGGATGCGCCCGAAGGTCCGCCCCGCAGCACCCAGGAGCTTGACCGTGATCAGGCGTTCCACAGCTGATGAGGGCGGATGATGCACTTTACGTGCTCTTTCCAGTAGGGCGAAAAGCGGTCGAGTCGACTTTTCTTCTGTGCTAAATGGTGCAGGAATGTTGTCGTCGAGTTGAAGACGCCGATGTGATCGATGTGGTTTGGGTATTGCCCGAGGTTGAAGCAGATAATGTCGCCAGTTCTGTAGTTGTCATCGGTGACAACTACGCCCTGATTGTGGGCTTCGTTGTCGAAGGGAACGAACTCGGGGGTGTCCCACTCGCCCCAGGGGCCCCGCTGCCAGGCCGGCATGGTCACCCCGAGGTCGGAGAGGAAGTCGCTGACGAGGGAGTAGCAGTCGTAGAGGCCGTAGACGAAGGGGCGGCCGATGAAGGGGGCGACGACCCCGGGGTTGGCCTGGCTGAAGGTGTCGGTGGCGAGGCAGAAGACGGCCCAGGGGAGGGAGTCGGTGCGCATCACCGTCTGGTCGGTGGGGCTGAAGTCGGGCTCGGTGATGTGGGAATGCCAGACGCCGGCGATCCCGAGGTCGTCGTAGGCGGCGTAGTCCTCAGGGGCGATCGAGAAGAAGTTGCGGGGGTCGGCGGCGGTGTTGGGCGCCTGGGCCACGTCCCCGGAGGTGAGGACGAAGCCGCAGGTCTCGACCTCGGGGGTGGAGCAGGCGAGGCGGCGGATGGCGTTCTGTTGGCTGATGGTCAACCAGTTCATTAGTTGGTCAGGTAGAGGCCAGGAAAGCTGCCGAACGGCAGGGTCGTGTTGTTGCCGAAGCGGAGGCGGCAGGACTGGAGGCGCTTGCCGCAGACGTCGACCTCGGGGAGACCCTCGGGATCTTCGGCGAGGAGCGTCGCTTCCGCTGCGTCGAGTGTGGATTTGGCGGCGTCGTAAATGGCCTTGAGGCTGTCGTAGTTGGTTTGAGCGGTGTTGACAGCGGTTGTGGCGTTGTTGACGGCGGTTGTGTTGAGCGTATAGACCTTGACTTTGTATGTAGTGTCGAAGACAAGGTCGCCGACTCGGTATTGGGCGCCGTCCCCGGGTTTGGTGGTTCCGCGATACACGGGGTCACCTTGGTAGGTCCCCACCCATTCATCAGAGGTTGTATTGGTTGTTGAGTCGTATATGTCTGTGTTCAGCACAAAAGCAGTTCTTACTGTGCTGCCTGTTACGTTGTATGCCTGGTTGGAGAACACCGTGTAGCTCTGCTTCGTGGCGGCCAGGGCGTTCTGCTTCTCGACCAGGGTTGCAGCGCCTGTATTCAGGGCGCTGAGGGCCTTCTTGTAGGCCGCGAGGGCGGCTTCGTAGTTGGTCCAGACGGCGTCGGTTCGGCCGCTGGTGGTGAAGGGGTTGTCGTTGATGTCGGCGACCGGGGGGCCGGTGTAGCCGCACTCGGTGCCCCGGTACTCCCACATGCAGGTGTAGCGGAGGCAGCGGCGGCGGGGAAGTTGGATGCCGTCGAGGTCGAAGGCGGTGGAGAGGCGGAAGGTGACGGCGAGCTTGTTCTCGGACTCCTTCTGCTGGATGAACCAGATCTCGTCGGGCCAGTGGTCGGTGCGGGGGCTGCCGGCGGAGCTGCTGAGGTAGCGGGCGAGGACGCGCCGGCGGGTGAGCTTGGCGCCGATCAGGTCCTCCCAGGTGTTGATCAGGCCGCTCCATTCCAGGCCGATGTTCCCGAGGACGATGGTGGGGTTGGGTGGGACGCCGTTCCCCTTGATCTGCCAGCCGCTGGATTGGTAGGGGAGGGGGACGTACTGGTCGGCGCCGTAGTAGACCGGCTGGCCGTCTGAAACCGTCCAGTTGCAGAAGTACACATATCGCTGATTCGAGGGGATCGATGAGTCGATCGGGTACAGGTCGAGGATCATCAGCTCGATGATCGCGTCGCCCGTCAGGCCCTGGAGGTCGGCCTGGTCCTTGAAGCTGCGGGTGGAGCTGGTCATCAGGCGAAGAAGCGGCGCAGGGTGAAGCTGAGGGTGGCTCTCCCGTCACCGAGGTAGCGCCAGGACCACTTGTTGGGGAAGAGGATCCACTTCTTGGCTGTGGATTCGTAGGGGGGTGTCCAGGTGAAGTAGGAGGCGGCGAGGTTGATGAGCTCGGTTTCGACGGACTGGAGCTCGGCGATCGGCCTCGGGGGCGTGCTGACGTTCCAGGTCTCGATGACGGGGTTGATGCCGTCCTGCCGGCGGCTGATGTAGCCGTCGCCGTACTGCGCCTGGATGGTGCGGAAGGCGACTTCTCGGCTGGCCTGCAGATCGATGCGCAGGGTGCCGAGGGTGATGGCGGTGGTGCAGACGGAGGCCATGGCGGGCTCGGGGGATTAGCGGTAGGCGAGAACGCCGCCAGGCCGGCGCTCGCGGTTGATGACGTTGATGACGGCGCTGTCGATCATGCGGCCGAGCTGAGAGGCTTGGTTGTTGTCGGTGCGGGCGCCACTGTCGGAGAGGTGGACGTTGACGACGCTGTTGACGCCGCCACCGCCCCCGGGGCCGGAGCCGTGGGGCAGGACGATGCCGCTGCGGTTGGGGACGAACCACTCGGGTCCCTTCTCCCCGACGATGTAGGGGGAGCTGGCGGAGACTGGGCCGCCGGCGGCGCGGAAGATGCCGGCGCTCTTCGCGCCCATGAGGGTGCTACCGAGGCCGATGAAGATGCTGGAGAGGCCCATCAGGGTGTTGGAGGCCCCCTTCTTGCCCATCTGCTGGAAGCCGGCGACGATGCCGCCGATGCCTGCCGCCATGGTGGCGAGGCCGCCGAGGAGCTCCTGGGTGGAGACCTTGGCTTTGGCGGCGCCTTTGCCCAGGTCCCCGAGGGCGGTGGTGGTGTCCTTGACCGCGGCGGCCGAAGCGGCGCTGGCTGCGGCGAGGCCGGAGGTGGCAGCTGCCGCTTTCGCGGCGGGGGGTGCAGAGGGGGCGGGCTCGGGGACGGCACCTGGTGCCGGGGCGGGAGTAGGTGTGCCTGGCGCCGCAGGCGTTGCGGAGCCGGGGCCGCCGGTGAACTTGTCGACTGCGGTGTAGAAGTTTTTGACGGCTGTCTCGAACTGCTGGGTGTAGCTCTTCTGCAGGTCAGCGAGTTTCTGGGCTTCGCTGTCTGTCTTGAAGATCTTGCGGAGCTGCTCTTCCATCGCCGCTTGGATTGGGGCGAAGGCCCAGTCCGCGAAGGCGGTGGTGAGCTTCTCGCGCATCGTGGTGACGAGGGCCTCGAAGCCGTTGATCTTGCCGTTGAGGAGGTCCTTGAAGGAGGTCTTGAGGCTGTCGGTGATGGTGGCGGCAGCGTCCTTGATCAGTGCGATCTTGGTGGCGAAGTCCGCCAGGGCACTGTCGAACTCCCCGAGCTTGGTCGCAGAGAGGCGGACGGCATCGCCCCAGGTGTTGAAGGCCTTGACGAACTCGGGGGACTTGAGGGCCTCTTGGAGTTCTGGGGCGCGTTGGCGTTGGCCGATGGCTTGGTTGGCTTGGAAAAGCCGGCGCTGAATTGGGTTGTCGGGGAGGAGGGCTTCGAAGATCTTGTTGACGCCAGAGATGAGTTCTTCTGTAAATGTAGTTTTTACCTTTTCGATTTCCATGTAGGTCTCTTTTAGCGCATCCTGTAGTGACTTCTGTTTAATATAGGGCGCGGACTCTTGTTCAGATACGCCTCTCAGCACAGCGCCCCGGAACACTCCATACATAGTGGGATTGTTCTTTTTCAAGCCTGCAAACTTGACATCAAGATCCTCGCCCTTGAGGCCCTTTAGTATTGTATCTTCAAGTAACTCTAGGCTATTCTTCATGGTTTGCTCCCATGTCGTGTTAGGCGCGGGTTCGACTAAGCCTTTATCACGTAGCATGGTTGCGGCTAGTCTGTACTCTTCTTTTGTTTTTTCAAGCATTGCCTGCCCGGGATCGTTGTAGCTGCGACCCAGCGACAGGTTGCGTAGAAGTTGAGAATTGGCGATCTTGCCGAGATTCACATCACTCTTGAGTTGTTCAATATCTACAATGCCACTCATGAATATGTTGCTGAGTGCTGCAAACTTCTCCTGTGTTGCTGTATTGCGGTCCAGTGCATCACGCATTTTGTTAAGGCTCTCCATGGCGGCCAGCTGAGCTGACTGCTGGCGATCCATGGCGTCGATAGCTTTTCGGTTTTCGCTGAGGATGTCGTTGATACCGGGGGCTTTAGGAGGCGGGCTCGGGGTGGTTTTGAGGTACTGACGTGTCTGAAGATCATCCAGTGCGGACTGATACACAAACTGCCCACCAGTCTGTTGTTTTAATGTCTTATTTATCATTTCGACAAGTTGTTCTACGCGTTGCTTTTCTACTGCGGGATCGCTAGATTGTGTCATTACGGTTCTACTAGTCTGGTTTAAGCTGCTTAGGCGTCCCACCAGTTCATCGGGAGACATATCGGGACTCCAGCCACTTATGATAGATGAATCAACAGTTTTGGCTACAGCTAGAGCTCTTGTGGGTGAATACCCCGCTTTTGTAGCTGCTTCGATAAACTTAGTTCTGTCTTCAGGGAGTAACGTGTACTTGCCTGTCAAGGCTGTTCCAGCTTTGATTGCATCTTCGAGTATGCGCCTGGACGTCTTTAGCCTTTCCTCATTCTCCCACTTCGTCACCTTTGCGCTGTAGTCCGTCATTCGCTGCCGGAGCTTGGCTGTCTGCTCTTCCAGCTTGAGCTTGTAGTCAGCGAGGTTCTTCTCGAACTTCTCCCGAGTGCGGGCGAACTCGAATTGGCGACGCTGGCTTTCGGTCTGGGCGTCGAAGAGGCGCTTCTGGTAGGTGTTGAGGACTTCGGCGACCTGGCGGCGGACACCGGTCACGCCGGCGAGGTTGCGCTCCATGTCGCGGGCCATCTGGGCGCTATCGGCGGATCGCTGGGCCTCACGGGCCGTCTGCTCGATCTGAAGGCGTTCTTGACGGCTGTTGAACTCTGCGTCGGTGATCTCCTTGTTGAGGGCCTTGCGGTAGTCGGCGATGGTTTTTTCGAGGTCCTTGCGTTCCTTGGCGAGGATTTGGACGTCCTCGGTGGATTTTCTGGTAGCTTCAGCTTTTTCTTTAACCTGAAGTAGTTTCTGCGCTTCCTGAGCGAGTTTGTATCGCTCTGCTTCCAGTTTTCGCTGCTCGATTCGAGCGGCGATTGCATTGGTTGAGACGTCTTCACCTCGCTTCTGCCGTGCCCGATCTTCTGGCGTCATCGCCGCCGAGATCTCCGCACTGGTTTTCCATAGACTTGGATCAACTAGGCTGCGGAAGTCGAACCTGAACTGTTTTTGCTGACCGGCGTAGTCTTTGTAATCTCGAATTTTCTTAGAGAGTTCTTCTACTTTCCTTGAGACATCTTCGTAACGGTTGTTGACGATACTCTCTTCGAGTTCTTTTGCTTTTCTGGCTGCCAGGCTGGCGTTTTCTCCTAGGTCTTTATAGGCCGAGCTCAGGCGGCGGACGGCGATTTCAGCTCGTGTTCTGTCGGAGAGATCCTGCTGGCGTTCTTTATTTCGTTGTAATTGATCAAAAATTAGTGTGATTCCAGCCATAATGGCAAACTGCCATATGAAGAAGCTCGCGAGGCTTCCTATTAAATTCTTGGAGAAACTTCCGATGGCTCCTGCCGCTTGCCCGAACTTCTCTTTTATGCCGAGTCCAGTCGCTCCAATCTTTGCGCGTACGGCATCTGCGGTGATCCCCAGTCGTTCCAACTCGGCCACGGCTTGAGTTGTGAACTGGGTCACAGAAGTCTGTGCTCGTCGTGTAGCTATACCTATGTTCGCAAAAACAGTTCCAACCCGAGCTATTAGTAGAGCCAGCTCAGTAAACTGAGGGTAAAGACGTACAATCAAAGCGCTTAGTTCAAACAAGCCGTTGCCTATGGCGCCAAACACGGCACGAACTGCCACCAGTAATCCCTGAATGGCTACTGTTAACGCTTGTATGATCCCGGCTCCACTCGTTCTGATTAGATTTATTAGGCCGGCAACTACGACAGAAATCACGTTTAATACTGCGTTAAAAGCAGCTCCTATGGCGGTAATGGCAGCGGATACTCCTCTAAGGACGCTCATTACAGACTTAAGAGTCGTCATGAGTCCTTGGAGAGATCTGGCAATAGGTAAAATTCCTATTCTTTCAAGTGCTTGCCATTGAGCGATGTACTGCGACAATCCCTGGAACAGCGGGTTCTCAAGGATCTTTGTGTAAATTTCCAGGAGAAGAGCAAACGCCGGTACGACCGTATTGTTTAGTGTGTTAGCGAGGCTAGTCCAAGTTAACAGCATATAGCGTAGATTTTCAAACTTGAACTGTGCCAGAGCAACTGCCAGTTGAGTAAGCCCTCTGAGCAGGACGGCTGCTGCCTTTGCTGCTTCTTCAGTGATGGCAGCAATCTGAGGGCGAATCTTATCTACAGCCGACTGTACTTTTAAGAAGAGCTGTGCAAGGCTCTTCTCCATATTCTCGGCAAAACCATACTGCGCCTTTTGCGTAATTCTGCTCAGGCTCGGGGCCTGCATGGCTGCGCCGGCAACTCCGCTGAGGACTGCAGCTCCTGAACGCCCTACAGCATCAGCAGCTCCCATCAGCGGTCCCGGGATGGGATCACCACTCCGCGTCTTCTTGAGCGGGTTGACGATGATCTGGAGGCGCTCGTAGACCTTCGTCAGTCCGTCAAGCAGGGGCTGAAGGAATGGCTTGCCGAATGTGCGGGAGAGCTCCTGCTGCACCTCCTGAATGTTGGAGACGATGCCGCCGAAGCCTTTGGCTGCCAGGGATTGACCGGCGGTGAAGGCTTCGAGGCGCTTTTGGAGGTAGCCGACCAAGCCGTCCGCGGACTTCTTGGCCTTGGCAACTTCCTCGTTGGTGAGGCCGAGGGAGCGCGCCAGGACGGAGTTCTGGTCGATATTGCCGGTCAGGATCGAGCGGATCTCCTGGCTGGCGTACATCGGGTCCGACAGGCCCAATGTCCCGAGGGCGCCGGCGAAGCTGATCGAGAGGTCTTCGGCGTCCTTGATCGACCCGCCGATAGACCCGATCTGGGAAGCGACGACCCCGAAGGTCTGGACGATCGCCTCGGAGGTGGTTCCGGCGATGTCCAGCGAACGGAGCCGGATGTTGTTGATCGTCTTCTCGATCGGCTTTTCGAGCTTGAGGATCGCCTCAAAGGGATCAGTGAGCCGCTTGCCGTTGACGGCGACGTCGGCCGTCGAGACCAGGGTGGTCTTGGTGCGCAGCAGGGACTCCTGCAGGCGGATTTCACGACCGATCGTCTCGTCGAACATCCCGCCGAAGGCGGATTTGAGGATGTTGACGGATTGGGTGATGCCGAAAACTTGGTAACCGAGAGAGGCGATGTTCTTGGAAAGAAGAACAGCTCCGTCTGACGCCGCTGTAAACGAGTTGGCGAGAATGTTTGTAGGGGTCGCCTTGCTGATCAAGACAGCGGCATCTACGGCTTTC